GTCATATCTAATGGTCGTTTAAATACCATTTGAGCGTGAAAATTACCCTGTTCTGTATCAAAATGTATAATGTGCTTGTTTTCTCTATTGGCTTTTAAATCGCCACAAAATGATTCTAAATGTTCTGCTAAATATATTGCTGATAATAAACTTACAAAAAATGTTTTTTTTGATTTTGGCGGTGCTTGTACAAAACTAAAATTACCATAAGTTCCTAAAGGTACGGGATATTCTTTTGAGCCATCTTTTGTTTCATAACTTTTAGTACCAAATGATATTGCAGGTTTAGGATATTCTATCTTTTCTAATGGATTTATAAAGCAATCTTCTTCAAACATTTGCATTAATAACCTTTGTGCTTCTATATCCATATTATTGTTTTCTTGTTTGTTTAAAAAAAGGGGTTTTTACACCCCTGATTAATTTTAGAAAGGTAAATCATCTGTTACCAATTCTTTTGAACTAACTTCTTGCTTTTTGTCTGCAAGTTTAATGTTACCATCAGTCCAAACTACATTACCATTACCTAAATAAGACTTTGGCTTTTTAGCTTCACGTTCTTCTTTAGTTTGTGAATCTGTTGCAGAAACATTTTGTCCCCATTGATTTGATTCATCGTTTACTCCAATAGTAAAATTGTAATAAACAGCTCCATCTTTACCTTGAACAAATTTCTCTTTTGGTAATTTGTCAACTCTTAAACTTAAATTAATTAATGCACCCATAATATTTGTTTTTATTTGCTTACCTTTTTTTACTGTTGTCAGCTATTCAGTTTTATTTACTTAGTTAATTCTTCTTTAACTTCTTTAGTCATTTTATACTTGCCTTCAATAGTTGCAATATTACCACCATTTTTTAGATATTCAATAGCTTTATTAAATTCAGGTGTGTTTTTATTTAACCATTTTAATTCTTCTTTAGAAGTAGTCTTTTCGTGCTTATTAACTGCATCTGAATCTTGTGTATCATCAATTAATAGTAAGTTACCTAATGCGTACTTCTTTGCGTAACTTGATGCAGAACCAAACTTTTGTGGCATTTGCATTCCTTTTTGTTCTAAATCTATACCAACTATAGCGGTTGCATAAATAGAATCGCAATCATCGTTAATAGAAGCTGTAGAACGTAACATTGGAAATTGCAAGAATTGTGTTTCTTCTATTGATTCTGAAATTGTAAAATTCACTTGGTATTTTTCGTTAAATGGTTTAAGTGCTTCTAATATATCTTCTGCACTTCTAAAATTGTATTTTCCAAAGCTGTTAAACTTTGACTTGCTTGCTTTAAATTCTTTTTGAATTAAAGATAATTTTTGGTTTAATGTTAATTCCATTTTAATTTGTTTTTAAGTTATACATTTCTTGTTTAATAATTGTTTTGTATGCTTCAGGGCAATCTATATCTGCAAGTTCAAACACATAAGTTTCTAATGTTGTAATATGATATTCTAATCTGCAAATTTGTTCCTGCATCGCTTCTAATCTAAATCTGTTGTAATCTAATAAATCTTTCATTTTAAATAAAGTTTGTAATTAATAATTGCATAGTAAATAAACCTGCCCATAATAGTAAAGCTAATCCGAAATTCTTTAATGTTTGTTTCATAATGTTTGTTTATTATTGTTTGTTTAATGTTAATTTGTAAATTGGTAGTGTATACTTGTTTGTAAGTTTATGAATACCTCTGGCTCTACTATTGTAGAATTGTATTTCTGTTTCTAATCTTTTTACAAGTTTCTCAATTTCTTTTTCTGATTTTGCACAGTCTGAAATATTCCAATTAATTTGTTGTTCATCTGTAGTTTCAATAAATGATAGTGACATAATTTGTTTTTTTGTTTGTTAATGCAGTTTATAGTATGCTGCTCCACTTTGTTATTATAAATTCATATAAGGATATTTAACAGTTTCTTTTGGCCTTAATTCATTTAAAAAACCTTTAGTAACATTGCCTTTAGTATTTATTTCAATATCACAGTAAGTAGTTGTTCTTATAAAATCAACTTTATCCCTAACATTAAATACTAATAAAGTAATATGTCCTTTTGAAATATTGTGAATGCTAACAGTTTGATTTCCATTTAATCTTTGAATTCTTGCTACTATTGAATTTACTGTATTTGATTGATTAGTTGTCATAATTTTTATTTGTTTGTTGTTATCTGAGTACAAATATATAACTGTTTTTGATATAAAAAACTAAAATCTAAAATTTTAACAAAACTTTAACATATTAAAAAACCCTGCACTATTAATACAGGGTCTTTAAACAAAGAAAAACAAGAAACAAATTATAAACTATTTACTTTTTCAGTATAGTATTCTATTAACTCTATCAAATCTATATCTGCAAATTTAACTATTTGTTTTGACTTAATATGTAATTGTTCAGATAAGTTATTACCAAGATATTGACTAAATTTATATTGTTCACCTGAACGTGAAATATTGCATCCATAACATTGAACACCTACATTATTTTCGTCCCAACGTGTACTGTAATGTGAACGTGATTGAAAGTGACCGCACTGCAGCTTTTTATAATGGTCTTTTTTACCACAAGTAACACAGGTAGCTATTTCATTAACAGCATCTTTACGTCTTATGTATTGACTAAAGATTGTATCTAATTTTACTATTAATGATTTACGTGTAGGTTTCTTCATATACAAATGTAAACATATATTATTAACATTGTTGTTAAAAAGTAAATTTGAAATATTGCAATTTTGTCAAAAAAAACCCGTAAATTTGCTAAATACATTTTTTAAAATATGTTTCTAAAAACAAAAAAAATATAAAAAAAATAAACAAAAAAAGTTAAAATATTATACAAAAAAAGCAAAGTGAGTTGCTAATAGCTATGTTTTTATCTACCTTGACCTTTATAAATCTTTTTATAGTTCTTTGAAGATTTTAATTTAGAACTTTTAGACTTACTATGTATATTGGGTCTATTAATATTTTTATCTTCTTTTACAAGAACGATCGTTTGCTTCGCCATAATAAATATAAGATTATTATTCCTAAAATAAACCACAAATAAACAAAGTAATTAGCCTTTTTATCTATTTGCTTTTCTTTAATGTTTTCTTTAACTGATGTTTTTATCTTACTATCAGTTTTAACGTGTTTTAACGTGTTTTCTGACACTTTAATCTTATTGTTATATAAACTATTGCTTTTAGTTTTTTTATAGCTTAAAACGACGTTTTTATATGTTTTACCTTCTACAATAAATTCTTTTAAACTATCTAATGGTTTAATTATAATTTCATCAATATTTACAATAGTCTTTGTATTTGTTTCTGCAGTAGAATCTTTAACTTTATTTTCAGTTAAATCTATTTTTGTTTCTACTAAACTATCTTTTTTAATATCTGTTGTTTTAATATCTACTTTGCGTGATGCACAACCAATTAAAAATAAACTAACTAAAATAAATATGTGCTTCATAATTTCTTCTTCTTGTTAAACCTGCTACTTCTTTTTTATTTACTTTATTCCACTTTTTAAATTCTAATTCTATAGTAGTATCATTATGATTTTTGTTTACTTTTTTTAATATAGTAGAACTTGCAAAATTACCTGTTCCAATATTATATGCTAAAGAAACTAATGCGTTAAATTGATTTTGATTTAAAGGACTTGTAATTAATTTAGAAACTGCACTTGCAAATCTATCTGCTATTGTTTTAAACATTTCAAATGCTTGTACTTTAGTTATTTCTTTGTCTAACATTGTTACACGTTTGTTATCAGAATAGTATGTGTTACCATATCCTATTGTAGGAATCTTTGCAGAACATAAATATGGCTTTGCACTAAATCCTTCAAATTCTGTAATTAAAAGGTAGCCCGAATTATTTAGCTTCATCTTTATTATTTTTTTCTAATAAATACCATCGTCTTAAAGTATATCCAGTAGCAGCTACAAAAGCAAGTATTTTCATCGCAGCATCTACATCAGTAAAAGATATTAAAAAATAAGTGCCTGTAAATAATGATAATTTTAAATCTAAAAAGTATTGTTTCATTTTCTTAATCGTTCAACTATATTAGTAACTCCTTCAATTCCTATGTAAGCTGTAGCAATAACAACCCAATCTGATGAGGTTAATGTTTGGTTAAATAAACCAATACAAGCAATTACAAAAACCGATAATTTTCTGCTTATTAATTTATTTAAAATTGTATCAAATTGTTGTCTGCTCATCTATTTTATTATAAAATGTTTTTGTATTAAAATCAAAATATGGATTTTCCATTTCTTGAGTTAATGACTCCTCTATTGCTATTTCGTTTTCTAATAATTCAACTTCTATTATTGTTCCAAATAAAACTCTTCCTGTTTTTTTATCTACTATTGTTTTCATATTAATTTGTTAAATTTATAGCTGGGGTATATACAGTGTCATTTACATTTGTTTGTTGAATAGTAATAATTAAAAATCTCTCTTGATTTGATGCGTAAGTCATAGCTTCTGATGTAGTTGTACTTGCGGCAGAGTCAGTTATTTCTGATCTCGTAGATAACAATCCAGTAATTAAGTTGTTTGAAAAAACTCCAAAAGTTCTTTTTAAAACAATAAATCTAGAAGTTGTTGCACTTGTGAAAGTCATTATTAATTGCGCTCCCGTTAAAGTAACACTTGAATTTATATATGCTCTAACAGTAGCAGTTCCATTTGAATTATATTTATCAAATGAAATACTTAAATTCATTATGTCATTTGGTAAAAATGTGTTTGCTGGAATTACATAACTTCTTACAATATTTTGTGTTAAATTTTGTGGGTTATTAAAATTTCCAACTGCACTAATTACGTTTTTTTTATAATTTGAATTATCATAACTTATTGTAGTTCCTGAAGCTTTTACAAAACCTGTTCCGTCTAATTGCGATTGTTTAGTTGTCAAAGCGTCAAAAACACCATTTGAGCTTACAGCGTTTGCGCTTCCGTCTGTTGGTGTTGCATCTACAATAACTGCTGCTGGAATAGTAGGTTTGTTTAATATTTCAGCGTCACCGCTTGTAGCGTTCCAATCTGCATTAACGTTAACCTCCGCACCCGCCGCAATACCTGATAATTTATTTTTTTCAGTAGTGGTATAATCGTTTTCACTTAAACCTTTACCAGCTACTTTATCTACTTTTAAAGCATCTTGGTTATCTACATAAGTAGTAGTAGCTAAACCCGCAATACTTGGAATTGTTGGCTTATTTAATATTTGTGCAACACCACTTGTAGCATTCCAATCTGAATTTACTTGTGGCGAACTTGTAACTGAATTAATATTAATAGTAGTAAGTTCAGGAGTTACTGCTATATTTACATTTTCAGTTGTAGAATAAGTATTTACATCAATTACATCCGTAGAAATAGAAGGATTGATAACTACATTTTCAATAGTTTCGTTTACTGTTATATTTACATTATCAGGCATACTATCTTGTTATATCGCATTTAACTACAAAATTCCCTTCTACCCAAGTTTTAACAGTTCCATCAACAAATGTTATTTCAATATCGTATAAATAATTATATTCAGCTATATTAATTATTTGTTTGTTTATTTTAAATAAACCACTTGCAGCATTCGTAATTGTTAAACCTGCAGAAGCTACAGAAGTAAAAGACAATATAGGCACACCTCCACATTCTTTTTTTAATTGCATTTTAATTACTGCACCTGTTAAATTTAACACTACTGAATTTTTAATAACTGCAAAATTAACAGCTTCAAATGTATCGCCTTTTATATGTGAAAAATTTAAACTCATTTTATTATATTATTATCTATTATTTTTATTTGTTCGCACCCTGCAAAGTTATGTACAGGGTTATTAGGAAATATTTCGCTTTCAAACTTGTACTCAATATCACTCATTACATCGTAAGCATATCCGTCAGCGTAAACAGGTGCGGTTATTTCGTTGAAGTC